TGACAAAGCGTGAAGGCTATAATCGTGCTGAAACCTATTATGAAGGCACACAGCCAGAAATTTTTCTAAATCAGAGATGGTTTAAGCTATTTAAGAATGAACAGAGAGACTTTAGATTCAATTTCAGCAAAACTGTTGTTGATGCGGTTCTAAATCGTCTTGAAATCGAACAAATTGAGACAGATAACGAATCTGCAGACATTTACATGGCAGAATTGCTAGAACAGTCTGATTTGAAGCTTGATATGAATGAAATTCACAGAAATGCATTGCTTTATGGCGATGCATATGCAATTGTTTGGCCAGATGAGACTGGAAAGCTTGCAATTGATTACAATTCACCACTTACAACCGTAATTGTGTATGACCAAGAGAATCCTCGCAAGAAGCTTTATGCTGCAAAGATGTGGCAATGGGCTACTTATGACGAGAAAATGATTCATCTTAATCTATATTACCCAGATCGCATTGAAAAATATCAGGGATATGGAGAAATTGAGAATATCGCAAGCCCACAAGGAGCTAACTTTGAGTTGGTAGAAACAATTACTAATCCATGGGGTGAGATTCCTGTATTCCATTTCCGCACACATAAGCCATACGGAAGACCAGAACATGCTGATGCATTTGGTCCACAAGATGCAATTAACAAATTAATCAATACTCACATGCTAACAGTAGATTATCAGGGTGCCCCACAGCGTTATGCGCTTGCAAATGGTGGCACAACTGCAGAAATTGATGATTTCTCAGAAGATGATACTGCTAGAGAGAATATTTCGGCTCTACAGAATGGCCCAGGACAACTTTGGTACCTACAAGGTGTTACAGCAGTTGGACAATTTGCTGCAGCAGATCCTGAGACATTTACAAAGCCAGTTGTTGAGTTTGTTAACCAAATGGCAGCAATTACAAGCACACCAACGCATTATTTCTTGCGTGGAAGCTATATTCCATCTGGACAGGCTCTTCGTGTTTCAGAAGCACCACTAACCAAGAAGGTTTTGAATCGCCAATTGGCATTTGGATCAACTTGGAAAGATCTATTCCAGTTTATGTTGAGAATAGAAGGAATTTCAGCTTCAATTGATATTGATTGGGCTACAGCAGAAACAGTAGACGCTGTTGATCAATGGGATGTTGCTGTAAGAAAGAAGTCTGTTGGAATGCCGCTTGAGCAAATCTTGCTTGAGCTTGGTTATGACCCAGAGATTGCAAAGATAATCGCAGACCAGTCAGGGGCAGCAAATGTTGGAACTCCAACAGAAGTTAGCCTTCGTGGAACTGGATTAAATACAAATAATTTGGCTATGGAACAAGCCGCAGCCGATAACGAATAGTTGGACGACTAGGAGAAAAAATGGAACAAGAAACTCAGGTTGATGGTACGTCAACAGAGATTAAAGACCCAGCAGCAGTTTTAGCTGCTTTGGATCGTGCTAAGCAGGATGCTAAAAAGTTTAGAATCGAAAGCGAGGCTTTGGCGGCAGAAATGTCAAAGAAGAACGAAGAGATTGCTAAGTTTTCAGGTAAGTTGCTTAGAGAAAAGATCAATCAGGAAATTGCTAAATTAAATATTAGTAATACAGATAGATTATTTAAGTATTTAAATATATCTGAACTAACATTTGATGACGATTTTAATGTAATTGGTCTTCAGGAACAAATTGAAGGAATCAAAAATGATTTTCCAGAACTCTTTGATCCAAAACTACTTGTTGGTGGAAAAGCGGATGCTGGTAATGTAAACCCAGTTGATACAAAGCTAACAGCAAGCCAAATTCAAGCAAAACTAGTGCTTGGAAGATAATTTTATGGTAAAATTATGTCAGGCAAACTCCGATTGGACGATTGGGTTTGCGGATGATAATTGGACGATTTAATCTATCAAACTCAATTCTAATTTAAGGAGAAATAAACATGGCACGTACAGATTTTACCGAAGCCAATGGCTATATTCTCGAAGAGCAAGGTTCTGCAGTAATTCAGGATCTTATCGCCAACTCAGCAGTTGAGCGTTTTGCTCGTCGTGAAGCAATGGCTTCCCGTACAAAGTCCGTACCACGTTTCAAGACAGATGCTCCATCAGTTGTTGCTGAAGGAGCTTTAATCGGAGAAGCAACCGCTACTCTTGATGAAATTGTCTTGACTGCACGTAAGTACGCACAAATCATGCATGTCTCAGAGGAAGATCTAAATGATAACCTCGTAGATGTGCTCACAGCATCGAAGAGAGAGTGGGCTTCACGCTTTGCTCGTAAATTCGATAACGCTTGCCTCGGAGTAAGCGTAGCAGGAGATGGAACAGATACAGCACCTTATACTTCATTGTATAAGTCTGTAATTGATCTTCCAGCAAATCCAAATCTTATTACAACAGGTGGCGCTCTATCTTACGATGACCTAAATAATGCTCTTGGCATTGTTGAAGATTCATCTAAGTTTGATGCAGCTAACACAGTTTGGATGGCACATCCAAAGATGCTTAAGGAAATTCGTGGAATGGTCAAGGGAAATAATGACCTTGTTCTTCCAGATCCACTAGCAGGAACACCAGGATCTCTATTTGGATATCCATTGGTAGTTTCATACGGTGCAGCCGTCTCAGCAGCAGCTTCAGATACACCTGCAGGAAACGCATTGCTCATCTGCGGTAATCGCAACATGTTGATCAATGGTGTTCGTGGAGGCGTTGAGTCTGTTGTCTCTCGTGACGCAGAATTTACAAAGGATGGAGTCCTTCTCAAGACACGTGTTCGTCGTGGCTTTGCTGTTGCAGATGCTGATGCATTTGCAATTATTGAGAAGACTGCATAAGGAGGTACTGAATAATGCCAAGCAAACTATACGGTAACTTCCTCGCTAAGGCGCTTAATAAGGAAGTAGATTTCGATTCAGATACCATCAAGGTAGCTTTATTGACTTCTTCATACACACCAAACCAAGATACTCACGATTATTTCGATGATGTATCTGCATACGAAGTAACAGGAACAGGTTATTCAGCTGGAGGCCAGACTCTTGGCTCAAAGACTGTAACCTACGATTCCGCAAACAACGTAATTGTCCTTGACGCAGCTGACGTTACTTGGTCATCTTCAACAATTACTGCACGTTATGCAGTAGTTTATGATGATTCAGGTGCTACAGCAGCTTCTAAGGCACTTATTGGATACGTAGACTTTTCTTCTGATCAGTCTTCGACAAATGGTAACTTTACAATCACTTGGGATGCGACAGGTATTGTCCGCATTACAGTAGCGTAAGGTAAGCCGATGGACGTAAGAGTAGAAGCGGGACCACTAACAGCAGGCGCTGTGATGGTGGAGTCAAAAGCAGTTGTCGAGCTCGTTTCTAGGGATGTTGTCATATTTGCTCCGACTGTTTCCCGCTTCTCTCTTACTCCAGTTCTTTCAGTAGGCGGAAATAGTATTTCTGCAATCAATCCAGAATTCTTTAAGACAGGAGTTATGGCTGTAGCTTAGGCTCCAGCCATTTTTTATTATGGCATCAGGTTTAAATGACAAGGTAGTTTCGTACTCTATAGAAAAGGGTATGGAATTTGATCAAGCTTATACTACAAATCCTACACAGACTGGATCTGCTGCTTCATTAACCTGGTCATTAGTTGGTAATGCACCAGTAAGAACTTGGGATGCTCCACATAATGGTGGAGATACCTGTTGGTCATTTGATTGGACAACATCATCTACAACCAATACATACTACACAAACTCAACTTCATCATACAGAAGCCTTTTTACAGATGGAGATTATAGCGTAGGCTTCTGGTTTAAGGTTCCAAATATACCTACAGATGGATCATTTTATAGAATGTTTGAAGTTTCACAAACAGGCGGAATTGCTGGATTTTCAGTTGATATTATGGGATCAGCTAATTCAAATGGTGGATTTACTGGACCTAAATTAAGAGTAGTTACTGGTCCTACTTTATTAACATCTACTTATTCAAATACTCCAATTCAAGCTAATACTTGGTATTATTTTGCTCTTACAAAAACTGGAACAACAACAAGTACATATACTGCATATTTAAATGGTACACAGTTTGCCACCTGGCAAGAATCAGGAACTGCTGGTACCGCTACTAGAGTTACTTTTGGAAGAAATGGCACAAATACTCAATCTGGAACATTTAGATTAGCTAATTATTATAGCGCCACAACTGCAGTAATAGGTGCTTCACAAATTGCAGAAATTTGGGCAACAGGCAATTTTGGATATAGAAAAGGTCTTGCAAATCTTGGAGCAAACCCTACACTTCATTATAATTTTAATGATTCTTCTGGCATAGATGTTATTCCTAATATAGTAAGTCCAGGATCAAATGATTTAAATTTTTCATCTACCCCAACATGGACTGCTTATCCTAATGGAAAATCAAGAGGCTCTATATTACTTAATCCTTTTAGTGGTTATGATACTACTGCTGTAACTACTTTTGGACAAAGCAATACAATAGCATTTTGGTTTAAGAGATCTTCTGCTCCAGCATCTAATACTGTTTGGACTGCTATGTATTGGAATTCTGAGACAAATTTAATAAATTGTTATATAAATACAAATGGAACAATTAGTTTTCAAGCAACATTAGGATCTTTACAACCAGCTTTAACAAGCACAACAAATATTTGTGATAATCAATGGCATCATGTTGTAATTACTAGAGGAAATGGCGGTGTAGAAGCCAAAATGTATATTGATGGTTCATTACAATCATCACAAACATGGACAAGCTTTGGAATTCCTTCAACAAGTTTTCAACCATTTACTGGTTTAAATAATCAATTTGATGAATATACATATTTCCCATCTACAACATTAACAGCTCAACAGGTTTCTGATTTATATCAGTCCACAATATCTTCTACAAATATTAGCTATCCAGCTACACCAATGGAAACATTAACGCCACATGCTGAATTTATTATGGCAACAGTTACTGCAGAATCAGCTGTTAGCGTAACTTATAATTCAGAAGCATTTGGAGGCAACTTTAATACCGCAGATTTTATGAATCCTATGCTTTCTGTGGATGTAAATCTTGATGCATTTGGATATGCAGAGGCAAACGCAGAAGCAGTATTGCCAATAACCACAACTGAATCTAACCTAGAATATTCAGCATCATTTATGGAAGCATCAGCTCTTGCTACTCTTCCAATTATTTCTACAGAAACTTCAGCAGATGTTCAAGCAATGCCAATGCTGGCATCCGCCTTGCTTTCTTCAAATGTATATTTTGGAGATACAGCTCAAGATACATCCTACAATTTAAATTTAAGATCAATTACTTATACAACAAATAATAATGCTCATAACGGATTTACCATTGGAACTCAAAATAATGGAGCAACTGTAGTAGATAAAACTTCTTTATTGCTTCAGTCTGGAAATGGCGTCCCACCATTAGGTACAGTAATAAAAGCTAAATTTGATCCAACTAAAGTTACTGTTTCGCCTTTTGGAAACTTATCAGAGCCAAATAGATTTAATGTCTATGTGTTTACAGCAGCTCCAAGTGGCGGGGCTACCTGGAATAATATTACATACTCAAATCTTCCAGCTAAAGAGCTAATCTTTACTACAAAAGTAGCAGATGATGGATTAAATCCAAATTATTATTTAGATATAACTCCTGCTGCTCAAGATAGCAGAGCTTACACATACGGAATATTTATAGAGCATGTTCAAGATAACTTTACTGGGTCAAATTACTACGATAGAGTTGAATATGTTGGTACTGGATTAGATACAACTTTAATGTATATTCTAACTACAGATCATTTAAGCAAGAATGTAAATGCAGATATCATGACTGCAACCGCAGAAGATGTAATGCCTACGGTTTATGTTGAAAGATATTTGGATGTTAATGCAGTACCTGCTGAGGTTTCTGCAAATATGGTTCATCCAGACCTTGAAGTAGAAGGATCTAATCAGTATATTTCTGGAACCTTGACAGCATCGGCAGAAGCAATGCAGCCAGCATTTGTTGCAGATACTCAATACACATCTGCTCATTTAGAAGCAGACGCTAGATTTGGACTTGCTGATCCAACTGTATATGTTGAAGGCATAATTACATTTGCAGCAACTGCTCTAACAGCAAGCGCATTGTTCCATGACCCACAATATAACATTGGAGATGGTCATGAAGCTGACCATATGAATGCCTCTGCATTATTTGTAAATCCATTGGTAGTTATTAACGAATCAGTTCCAGCAATGGTTGCAACTGTTTCTGTAGATATGCCAGACGCAGTTGGATCTGGACAATTACTTGGAATCGTAAATGCCAGCCCAATGACAGCATCTGCTGGACTTCCTGTTCCACCAGCCTATATTGTTTTAACAGAAGATCCTTGGTTCAACAGACTTTATGCCTTGGATACAGCAACTCCAAATGTGGCAGATGTTGGAGTTCTTAAATTCTTTATAGAAGATTCAAATATTACAACAGCATCAGTTTTGTCTGAAAATGGATTTAATGAGGGTGTTACTAGAACACTTAGAGCATTAACATATTTAAATGCGTCAGCAATTCCAGCCCCACTTGGAATTACTGGAGAATTTGATCCATATACAAGAAAAGCGGTAAATCTAAGAAATATTGGATTAAGCTGGTATGACATAACTCAAGCTTCTGCTGCAGATGCAGCAACTACAGACAGAGGATTTACAGTAGAGGCTTTAGTTAAAACAACTAAATCTAATCAGGTATTATTCTATGGCTCTAAATCATCATTAAATACTTCTGGCTGGACACATTCCTTTATTGGATTAAATAACGGAAAGATTTATATCAAGACCCCAGCAAACACAGCATATACAATTAGCTCGACTTCTGTAGTAAATGCAGAACCTATTGTTCAATCCACAAGAACAAATGTTGCTGATGGTCAGTGGCATCACATAATTGTTCAAAATGGCTATGATGGAAGAATTCAAATTTGGGTAGATGGAGAACTAGATATCCAAAGATATGGCTATACAATGCCAAGACCTTCTCAGATTGGATACAACTCAGATAGCGCTACTTTGGCATCTGATTTCTCAGTTTCAGCATTTAGCTCAAACGCTGGTCAGTTCTTGCTTGAAAGAGATGTAACTTTAAATTACTTTGCAGCAATTAAATATCAGCCAATTCTTGCAGAGCCAATGACCGCATCTACATTAATGACACAAGATCACAAGGCTAGAGGAAACCGTGGACGTGCATTAATGCTTTACTTCTGGTCTACTTATGCTCTTGGAAATAACGGCTACTTTGTTGGACAAGGCGGTTTGCCTGGACAATCTCTACAAAGAAACACAAGTTTTGATCAGGGCATAAATGGATTCTTCGATTACGATACAGGCCCAGATCTAAGTACATGGGAGCTAGGATCTGGCGGAGCCCAGCAATGGAACGGATGGGATATTTTCCCAATAGATATTCAAGGTATTTATACAAGCTCAGTTGTTAAGCCTGCATCATACAAGAACCTAAGAACTGTTAACTTTACATCTACGACAGGCGGAAATGTAAATTGGAAGCAGGCTGACGGATTCTATGATGAATTAACAGATAACAGAAGATACATTGATTTAATTAAAGATATAGATAATCTTGAAGACTTTGACATGATCTTCTTTAGAAACTACCCAGATCAGGGTACGGAATTAGATTCATTCTCTAAGTTTGAATCTGTTGATACCTATTTTAACCTTCAAGAAAAAGAATTATTTGAAGATTTTATTAATTCTTTGAAGGAAGCAATGGATAGTGGAATATCTTTGTTGGTAACAAATCCACAACTTGCAATCGATCTAGGTATTATTGACAGAGTTGAAGTTGTACCAGATTTAAATACTCAGGTAAACAGTATATCTGATACCTATGCTGAAAACAAAGTAGCTGAAACTACTGGAAGTAACTATGTAACAAATACAGATCCAACTTATGGAGATACCTTGTATTATTTTGCAGATACTTATAAGAACAACAGACATAGACTTATAAGACAAGTAGATGGTTTAACAACATTTCCATCATACATTTGGAAAGAAACAATCTATTACAACAATGATGGAGCAATTAATTTTGGTGGAAATGACCGCTGGTGGAACAAGTATGACTTTAAAGCCAATGGCCCTCAGCCTGGAGATGAGTTTATAATTGCTACAAATAACACAAAAATAAACACTGTGTCATATCAAGCTGTGCCTTTTGATAATATTAAGGCAGGAAAACCACTTACAGCTTTTGCAAATACATATGAAAGAAATGGGATTATTACAAATAATCCATACGCAGACTATGCAACATCAATAATTGTTGAGCCTGGCGATATTTTAAACGGCAAACAGGTTCGTGGAAAGATATTTGTTTCATTTACAGAAACAATTCAAGGAAACGATTATTATGACAAGCCTAGGGAATATGCTGGCATTGATTTAAATACAAATAATAGAATCAACACAGCCTACTCTCAAGGTGCAATTACACTACAAAAAAGAAATCAATTGCTTGCAGACGCAACGACAAATTTGGATCTTCAGTTACAAAATGGAGATATTACTCAAGAAGAATACAACGGATTAATTTATTGGGACGATAACGGAAACAATATAATTAGTTCTATTGTTTACGGAAATACTCAAGAAATTGTTGAGGGAGGAAATCCACAAACTGGAACTCAGGCTTCAACAAATCTAAATAGATTTACATTAAAAGCTGGAGAAGATACTAAATATATGTTCTCTGTGTCTGAACCTTGGTTTACAGTACAATGGGGTTATAGAACACAAAGAGCCAATGTTTGGGTTCCTTCTATTAACTCAAGAGGATTTTCTTGGCTGTCTGATAGAACATTCCTAGAAGGAAAGAACCAAGAACACACCGCATTTAGAGCTAATGCAGAGTTATTAAATCCTACAATCTCTGCTGATAGAGATAATAACGCAAATGTTCAGCCTATGCTTGCTAATGGTAGAATGCCTTCTGGCGAATACACAGGAAACGAAAGCGTACTAGCTTTGCCAATGGAAGCAATAGCAACATTCGGCATATTTGTAAGAAATATTGTTGCAGCAACAATGACTGCAACAGCATCTACAGGACAAAATATATCAACCTTCACATCATCAGAAGATGAAATTATAGTATATTTACATCATGTAGATCCAATTTTATATCTAAGAGAGGAAATTATAAAATGATAAGCCAATACTGGGTTGACCAAATACCTGCTCGTCCTCTTTCTATTCAGGTAAAGAGCCAAGACGGAACAGATGTAGACCTCTCTGGTTATACAACTATTACCGCTAGAATGCTGGACACAAATAACGAAGAAGTAGATCTAACTGCAGCATCGTTAAATACTTCTGGAAAATCTGTTGGAAAGATCATATTTAACTGGCCAACAAGCAAATCTTTATTCCCAGAATCTGGAGAATATGTACTTCAGCTTAAATTAAGCGGGACAGGAAAGAATGATTTTACAACTACACACACAATTAGAGTTCGTGAATTTGGGAAGGGAGTAAGATAATGTTTTCAACCACAAATAGCGTAAAAGAATATACAGGCTACGATGTAACCTTAGATCTTGTTAAAAGAGCACAGGGAATTGTAGAAATATTTGTAGGCAAAGATGAAATAGATATCGAAAGCCCAACAGATTTGTTAATTCTTGACAAAATGACCTCATACCAAGCAGCATACATGCTGGAAAATGAGGACTTGGTATTTAAGCAAATAGCATCTATTTCGTTAAATTCTGGTGGAAGTATTCAGAATTTTGATACAAAAATGTTTGCTCCATATATAGCACCACTTGCTATTTTGGCAGCTAACGGACTTTCATTTAGAAAATCTAGAAACATTAAGACTGGAAAGATATTTCAATCTTCTCGTATTAGCGGCTGGAGAAAATCTTAATGAAACCAAATCTTGCTAAACAATATCCATACACAGCAGACTACTATGGTTACAGAATCATAACTTCTGCAGACGGAACTGTAACTACCAGAGAATATGACATTACTCCAACACAGGTAACAACTTCTCTTTCTGTAAATCTGCTTGGAGATTTAGTTATAGACTCAGAGAATAAAATGCAGTTACATGGGTATCTAAAAAATGTAAGAGACAAGAACAATGAACAAATCTACCAAGACGGGGTTTGGGAAATATATCAGACTGCACCTATTCTATCTGCTATCGGAACCAAAGAAGGATATAGATATAGAGGCAGGTTAATCGAAGGTCAGATCTAATGCCTATCTATACATTTGATATTACCGACAAATGTATATCGTTTGTAAAAGAATCAATTAAGGACATGCCTGGAAATGCTGGGCAGGAAACTTTGGTAAACGATTTAAGTTATGCTGGATCTAGATTTTTAGCGTCTGTAAATCTTGAACTTGATGGCGATGTATCAGTAAGCTCTAATTATTTATTTAGAACCTACACACCACACCCAGAAGCAATCGAGATAATTTTAGATGAGGCTGAAAAAAATGCCGAATTAATAACAAGACAATCAGAGATTCTGGGCCCATGGGACTTAACAGAAGCCATTGAAACTGGTGATTGGAAAATCGTAGGATGGGATTTAGAATGGCAATAAAAGATAGTTTAGATTGGATAGTATTAATTGGCGCAGCAGTTGGATCAATACTTCTTATCTCAAGACAGTTCTATAAGTTATTTAAAACTTGGTTTAAATTCATTGACGATTGGGCGGGAAGTCAAGATAAGCCAGGAATAATGGAAAGACTAGATTATATACAAGCTGAGCTAATGCCTAATCATGGAACTAGCGTCAAAGATAAAATAAACAAGCTTGAGGCTAATCAGCAAGTAATTCTTGATCATTTGTTCAAAAAAGATTTGACATAAAGTTTTTATTATAATATAATGTCTACATGGACAACTTCTCGTACAACAGGGCTATATTTGGATCTAGCCTATCCACAAATGCCAAGATAACAGGCTTGGCTATTGCCAGCCATTACAACTGGAAAACAGGTGACATGGCATATCCTAGCATTAGTACCCTATGTAAATCAACAGGCCTTTCCAAGGCCAGCATTCATAGGGCTAAGATTGAGCTGGTCTCACAGGGATACCTAGTCTCAGAAAGACGCTTTAATAATAGCAATCTATATCTCCCACAGATACCTGCAGGTCTCACAGAGACACTAGGTAGTCTCAGTCTGAGAGATACCCAGTCTCACACAGAAGAACTAAAAGATAATATAAAAGATAATAGAAAAGATAACTTAAAAGATAATAATGAAAGGGCTTCTGGAGAATCCCTTTCAGATAAAGATATTAATAGCTTTGATATCTTATTTAATTATATAGAAGGTGAAAGTAATGAGAAAAGAACTGACCCCGCCAGCGCCGCTGGAGGAAGCAATAAAAACACTCGAAGGATGTATCGAAACCCTGGATTCTATAATACTTCAAATGCAAAAGAACCAAGAGTTTCTAAGGGAGATGCTCACGCCGCCGAAGTCGATTGGATGGGTTGAGAATAATGAGTAGAATGGGCGGAAGCATGGAAAGAAAACTATGTGCTTGCGGTAATTTAACTATGAGCAAAGGCAAGGACAAGCATGGAAATACCAAATATGGATCTCGTTGCCATACTTGCAGAGAATTGGGAAGACGGAGTAAAAAAGACCATTGTGAATTATGTGGCTTTGTAGCTCTAGACCCAGTACAATTAGATGTAGATCATATAGATAGAAATCCATCTAATAATAATCCAGATAATTTACAAACTTTATGTGCAAATTGCCATAGATTAAAGACCAAGAAGAATAAGGATTGGCGACAGAATGAAAAAGTGTAGTTCATGTTTTCAAGATAAACTTTTAACAGAATTTAATAATTCTAATGCAAGAGGCAAACAGTCAATGTGTAAGTCTTGCTACAGTGCCTATTTTAAGGCCTGGAGAGCCCGTAGGACAGCCGAACAACCTAAAGAGGTACCAACATCTAAGACATGTCTTGATTGTGGCTTAGATAAGCCTATAAGCCAATTTGGTAAAAGATCAACAAGTGCGGATAAAAAGAACATTTACTGCAAAGAATGTTGGGTTGTCAGAATTAGACGTTCTCAGATGAAGGCAAGAACAAGGAAGCTAAATGCCAAAGCAATATAATATTCGCCCAACAGAAGAGCGAGGCAAGAATCCAGATTATTATGAGCCAAGAATTGTTCTTTGGTTTTGGAAAGAACATATTATGGATGAAGCTATAACTTGGACGGCGGAAGAATTAGATGCCAAAGTGAACGCTTTTATGGATGCCTATCAAGAGAGACAATTAAAATTAGATGCAGGTTGGTGGTATCCAGAATCTCCTAGATTACAGAAGAAACGACCTCAAGGTTATTGACAAGACATATTGGTTATTCTATAATAGTAGTAGAATGTTAGTTCTTGCCAATTAACCTTCACCTCCGAAATTGCCCCAGTGGTCTCCGCCTATTACTGGGGCTTTTTCTTTAACTAATAAAGTGTATAATTAGTGCAGTATGCAAGGATGTAACAACTAGTGTCAGATATGAGGGATTTTATGGATCCACAATCAAATTTGGGCGGGGAAATCAGATTATATCCCTATGCTAAAGACCTATATTATCATCCTTCAGGCGTACTAAGTATGACAATACAGATGTATGATGAATTAAACACCTATGAACACTCATTTGGATTTAATGTAGCTGGAAGTCTTAAAACATTTCTAGACAAATTATACGAAGTAGAAGAATAATGTTCCACGTGAAACATATGTCATATTTTAGTATATTTATAGGAAGTCTATCAAATATGTGCGCCGTAATCAAGTTCAAGGCAAAATATGTCGATTTGTCGACAAATTGCTTGACATAAGGGAGCAAAAATGCCATATTCACAATTTACAGAAGAGCAAATTTCCGAATTTATAGAAATGGCGGCGGAAATGGGAATTGGTCCAGCAATGAGATCATTAGGATATCCAAAGTCATATCATACAGCCAAGAAATGGCAT